CTTTGAACTTCTCAACGCTCCAGCGTCCGTTGGAGTCGATGTCTAGATCGAATACACCGGATTGGGCGACGTTTTGTACAGCACCTTGCTCAGCAACCTTATAGATGGTTCTGATCACTTCGCGGTTGATCTCAGCCAGAATCTCAGTAGAGAGAATGTTGGCGAGTTCCGCTTCAGCGTTCAGTCCATGGATTGCTTTCAAGTCTTGAGCAAGTTCAAGGCTGTATTCTGCCTTCAGTGCTCTGGACTTAGCGGTTACAGTAACTTTCTCGATAGAGAAAGCCATCTGGTTGAAGGCGTTTGCATCTGCATCTCCGAGTGCTTCAGCCTCGGCAGTTGTCATGCCTTGTCCGACGTTATAAGCGTCGTTTCCACCACCACTAGTGTTAGCGGAGGAGGTTGGGTTCAGGAGTGCAGGGTTGCTGCCAGCCTGAGCGGTAGTACCCATACCAGCGGCGGTATCAGAGAAACCACCAGTAAGGTTACGACCGAAGTTCTGTCCACTCCATGCGGAATCGGGTTCGTTATAGAATCCTTCGTTTCCGGTTTGATTGGCATAACGGGAACGCATCGCGAAGATGAGTCCAGTAGGTCCACTCATTGGTTGGACGCCAGCCAGATCATATGCGATCAGGTTAGGCATTGAGCGTCTGATCAAAGAGATCAGAACGGGATCGAAGTTATCTACGGCGCTACCTGTTGAGTTGGTAGGAGTAGCCTCACTTAGGAGGGATCCACCAGTCTCAAAGGAGGAAGACTCCTTCAGAAATTTTTCTTGGTTTTCAAGCAGGACGGCAGTAACAGCCTTTCTGTGAGGATCTTTGATGGAATCGAGTCCATCATACTCAAGAAGGGGTGCCCACTTTTCCTGCAACTGTTCAGATTGGAACATTTGCTTTTTACCTAGTGTAAGTTTTTGTTTGATTTAATTTTAAATTCATTTGCTAAAAGTACCCAGAGATCTGAGATATGAACTCATGGTATCAGTATATTGCTGATGCTCATGGGTTTCACCTTCAGACAGGGTTTCAGTTTTAGCAGCAGGAGTATTGTTCTTAGGGAAATAAGATTCCTTAAGTGTACCCAGCTTTTCACGATAAGATTCTTCACTTTCAAACTCTACACTTTGGGAAAGTGAGGCGAGCTTCTCCTTCTGAGTAGACGCGAGTCCTTCAGAAACTTCATCAAGAATACCGTCTGCAACAGACTCACTGAGTCTGCCATTCAGGGCAATATTTTTCTCGATTTGCTCGTTGAGTTTTGTCTCCATATCATCAAGTTTTTCTACCATGCTGTTAAGCACATCATATTTTTCTTCAGGAATTGATACATAATGTTCTTCAAAAAGACCCTTCATTCCTTCAAGGAACGATTCAGTCATTTCAGTCTTGAGTCCGTTCTCAATGGCAAGTGCGTTTTCTTCAAACCACTCGTCAGAGACATACTCAAGATAAGAATCTACACGCTCAGCGAGTGATTCTTTTGCTAAGGCAACTTCTTCAGCAAGTGCAGCAGCGTACTTAGCTTCGATTGCTTCCTCAATGGAAGCAGCCTTAGCAGTGATTGCTGCTTCAAAGATGGTTTTTGCCTTTTCTTTGAATTCTTCGGTGAGTTCTTCACCACTAAGAAGAGCATTAACATCTTCTTCGACGTTATACTCAGCAACAGTTTCGGTAGTTTCTTCTTCAGATACTACTTCATCAGTTACTGATTCTTCTTCTTCGATAATGGGTTCGTCAGTTTCTACTTCCTCGGCAGGAGCTGCCATGGCAGGTTTGGCTTTTGCGTTTACTACGTCCTTAACTTGCTTGAGGGTTTTGCCAGGTACGTTTAACTTGGCAGAATCATCATCAGGCTTATAGTTCTCAGGGGTAGGACCTCCGAGATCTTCATATGTACCAGACTGTCCAGGAGTTGCTCCGGACAGAGTGGGCATAGAATCGCCAGGCTTAGCGTTAGCGTTAGCAGCAGTTTTGGACTGCTTTACATTGCCTACTTCCATTTCTTGTAATTTTGTACCACGAGACATTTTTGAACAGCTCCGTTTCCGTTTTTTTAAAACTATATTTATTTATGTATTAATAAATTTTATACTTAATATCAGATGTTATTAAGAAAATCGTTGAAAAGATCTAATTTCTTTTCATCGAGTTGTTTTTGGGTAACTAGAGTGTTAATTTCTCTATATGTTTTATCGGCATACTTCTCACGAAGAATACCACCATCCCACACCCAATCTTTACCTTCCATAATACCTTCAACAAAAGCATCAGGTGCAGAAGGATCAGCAACGATATCAGCAGCAGTTGCTAACATAAAATCGTCACCGACAATGTTAACACCCTCTCTTGTCATCTTTAAAGATCCAATTCCACGAGAAGAAACACCAAGTTTTACACCTTCTCCTATAAGAGAAGATGCAATTTTACCCATGGGGGTGCTCAGGATTTTTGCTTTACCGATAAAGTTAGAACCAGATTCTCTTAGAGAAACAATTTTATGAGATACACGATCTAGATTAACAGTAGGTCCATCAGGATGCCCAAGTTCACCAAGTGCTCTACCTGCTGTTACATTATTTTCGTTGTATCTACCAACTTCTCTACGAAGAGTTTCCATAGGATACATTCTACCATTGCGGTTTTTAATGTTTCCTTGAAGGAAAATCCCCTCAATATACATTGATTTCTTGCCGTTCTTTGATTCTACAAGAAATTCAACTGATTCGATTTCTTCTCTGATAAGTTTCATCAGGCTTGTCCGGTAATTTGTACTTGTTGAACGAAAATAGATCCAGTATTATCAGGTGAAACAGCACCTACTTTGATCGATCTACGAAGAGTAGCGTCATTATCAGAAAACGCTGTAGAAATGGTGCCAGTATTAGCACTTAGAGTAACTTTAGTACTAAAAGATCCATCATAATCTGCTGTTTGATCAATAGAATCCACTCCAACATGATTAATTATCGTCGCCCAGTTGCTATCTGCAAGATTTGTCTCAAGACTTACGCAATCACCAACACCAAATGGTTGTTGAGTGCCCTCAGGACAAGTGACAATTGTTTTTGTGCCTAACGTTTCAACACTTCTAACTCTTTGAGAAGCTTTAGTAATTCCCAGAGTTTCACTTGTTCCGGCAGGAATAAGATAATCGGTTTCAGCTGCTACTGGTTCAGTACCAGTTGCAACGTGAGCATCACCACCTCTTGCGGTAATTCTTAAAACGTTTGATTTTACTGCAATAGCAGCACTTTTTTGATTAGTGCTACCTGTAGCAATACTTTGTCCGACACCAACTGTGCGATGTGCCATTATTCAGAGTCCTCTTCGGTTTCTTCTTCGGTTTCTAATTCGTTAGCGATTTCAAGAGTTTCCTCTTCGTCATCTTCAACTTCAATATCATCCTCACCAAACACACCATTTGCTACCATAGGACGAAATGTATCAATCCTTTCGGCAGCTTTTCCCATTAAAATATCCTTGATCTTATCGCTTATTTGCGAAGGAGATTCATCGGATACCATCATATCCATAAGTTCATCCATGTGAATAGTCAATTTACTTACTATGTTTTATTTATATTTCCCCACCCTTGGGTAGTTCAGGAGCTTCAGTAGAGGATCCATCAACTTCCGGTTCCATTACTGGTTTTCCTAAATCCATTGATGCACTTCCAGGAACTGCTTGTCCAGTTTCAGGATCAATTTGCATTTCTGCAGGATCAGGAATTACTCCAGATTTAATTTCATATTTAATTAGTTGATCTTGTTCTATAATTTCTTGATCAGTTTGACGAAGAACTTTTCTTCTCAAATAGTCTTGAGAGAAGTATTTGCCAACATAAGGTTCTGCTGTTGCGACAAGAGTGAGTCTTTCATTCATCAACTCTGCATCTTTAAGTTCAGCAAAGTGATTATCATAAAGAAAGTCATACTGAATGTGCTCATTCATTATGTCCCAATCTTCAGGAGTAATGATATTTTTAAGTAAAAGTTGAGTCTTTAGCATGTCATTAAACAAGCCAGAGAATCTTTTTCTTAAACGTCCAACAAATTTGCTGAATTTTACCTCATCTCTTAAAATTTCAGAAGA